GTTAAGAAGTAATGTCTGAGAAAGGTACAATGAAAGGTCACACCATTAAAGGTGGTCACAAACGCCCAACTAAAGCAGGTGCGGGTATGACTGCAAAAGGTGTAGCTAAGTATCGAAGGGATAATCCCGGATCAAAACTTAAGACAGCAGTAACTGGCAAAGTTAAGCCGGGGAGCAAAGATGCTAAAAGAAGAAAGTCCTTTTGTGCAAGAAGTGCAGGGCAAATGAAAAAGTTTCCTAAAGCAGCAAAAGATCCTAATAGCCGTCTAAGACAAGCTAGAAAGAGATGGAAATGCTGATTTCGATTAACTTCAAGCTATTTAAATTTTTTAATAAGATAAGTAGCAGATTTTACAATCGCTACGTAGAGCTACTACATAAGTCACAAGGTAGATAATGGTAACCGTTGAGCAGTTTCTGAAATGGAAGATACTCCCAAGATGTATGATGCTCGCTAGTACAATAATGTCTTGGAGATGTGCTGAATGGTTTATGAGTTTGGATACACCAACGGCAGCCCAATCAGCATTTGTATCCGTCGTTATGGGCGTGATGACAGGTGTATTTGGTATTTGGATGGGTCACGAACATAAGGAGCAAAAATAATGTTAGGTGCGTTAATAGGTCCTATAGCTAACCTTGCAGGTTCGTGGATGGAAAGCAAGGTAGAGAAGGTCAAGGCTGATGGTCAAGCTAAAGTAGCAGAAGCCAAAGCTAAAGCAGTCGTCGCAGAAAAGGTAGCAGCAGGAGAAGTTGCTTGGGAGAAGTCTATGGCAGATGCCACAGATGGATCATGGAAAGACGAGTTTGCATTGATTGTCCTTCTACTGCCTGCTATATTAGTCTTCATTCCTAGTATGACAGAATATGTACGATCAGGATTTGAAGTTCTTAATACGTTACCAGATTGGTATCAGTATCTTTTATTTATAGCCGTTAGTTCCTCTTTTGGAATTAAGGGTGTTGGTCAAGCAATGAAACTCATGGGGAAGAAGTAATATGAGTAGTAAGTATAAAGATCCTTTAGGGTTTCCTATAAGTAAAAAACAACATGAAGAATACAGAAAAAAAGCATTAATTAGAAATCAAGCAAGGGATGCCTATAAGCGTAGTGAATTAGAAAAAAAAACTAAAGATAAAATAAAAAATACACTCCACGATGATGGTTCTAAATCTCTAAGTGAAAAAAGAAAAAATATTAAGAAAAAAAATACTGAAAGTACAGCAGACGTTGGAAGAGTATACAGCCCTACAATACCTTCTAAAAATGGGTCATCAGCAGTTTCCTCATCTAATAAGAATTTAACAATATTTTCTGGAAAAACATATAGTCCAAATAGCACAGTTAGAAAACCAAATAAAATAGAGGTATAATGATGTCAAACATAATTGAAACAAACTTTGGTACATTAATTAATCCTGCTAGAGTAGCAAATGGTAGTACTTCTAGTATCATAAAAAAGGGAGCTTTCTACGTATTTTCACTCAAGATAAGCAATGATGATATACGAGAGTATTCTTTTACCAACAGACAAAGAGCAGAGAATATGAGAAAGATTCTTGTAAGTCATTTAGAGCATATGATTAGTGATACAGCAAGAAAAGTAAATGTCTAAGAAAAGAAGTAGTCCCAAACCAAAGAACCCAAAGCTTTACGCTTCAGTAAAAGCTGCGGCCAAGAAGAAATTCAAAGTGTATCCTTCAGCGTATGCAAATGCTTGGTTAGTACGTGAGTACAAGAAGCGTGGAGGTACATACGCATAATGGCTAAACCTAAAGGTGGATTGACTAAGTGGTTTAAAGAGGATTGGCGTGACGTTAAGACAGGCGAGAAGTGTGGTCGATCTGGTAAAGAAAAAAGCAAACGACCTTATCCTGCATGTAGACCTAAAGCCGTAGCAAGTAAGATAAGTAAAAAAGAAGCAAGTAAAAAGACAGGACCTTCGAAAGTAAAGTGGTCTGTTACTGCATCAGGTAGAAAGCGTAAGCCAACAACAAGGAAGAAAGCATGAAGTACGAACGTAGTGAACTAGTCAAAATGGTAGCCTTGCATGAAGGATTACGTTTACAAGTCTATCAGGACCATTTGGGGATCGATACGATTGGAATCGGGCGTAACTTAGAAGACAGAGGTATCACAGATGGTGAATTATCTTTCATAAACAAAACTATGGAAGAAGTTTACGAGATTGGTCTTACTGAAGAAGAAGCTTACTATCTTTGTATGAATGACATAGCAATTGTAGAAAAAGAATTACTAGCTAATAAACCTATCGTAAATCAACTTGACGATGTCAGACAAATGGTGCTTGTTGACATGTCATTTAATATGGGCGTTCCTCGTCTTTTAAAATTTAAGAACATGTGGGCAGCGATAGAAAGAGAAGATTACTTAGTGGCTTGTGAAGAAATGATTGATTCAAGATGGGCTAATCAAGTAGGTAACAGGGCTATGAAATTATCCCTAGCTATGAAAAATGGAGAGTGGTCGTGACTGAAGAAAAGAAAAAATGTGTAACATGTGAATGTTATGAGTGTGATTGTGAGGAGTGCAATTGCCAGTGCCACAAAGAAGATAAAGATGAGGAGGTACAAGGAGTACCAGTGTGATTGAATTTGTGCTTGTGTTTATGATGGGATTAAGCGTAGTAGACCAAACACAAACCTTCCAAGATATAGATAGGTGCTTATACTTTGCACAAAGACTACATAACCAACCATCTATACCTCAAAGGGAAGGATCTAATTTACAAATAACAGCGTATTGTAAACCAGTAAGAAAGAAATAAAATGCCACTTAAAAGAGGTAAATCTAATAAAACAATCTCTGCTAACATCAGAACAGAAATAAGAAGTGGCAAACCCCAAAAGCAAGCTATAGCAATAGCTCTATCTAAAGCAGGTAAAAGTAAGAGGAAAAAGTAGGTGTTAGCAGAATTAGCCGCAGCAAACGCTGCCTTTTCGGTTATCAAGCAATTTGTGTCCAACGGCAAAGAACTGAGTGGATGTGCGAAACAGATAAGCGATTTTGTATTTGCAAAAGAAGAACTAGAAAAGAAAGCAAGTAAACAAAAGGCTAAAGGGGTAGGAGGTTCAGACCTAGAAGAGTTCATGGCTCTTGAGCAATTAAAAGAAAAAGAAGAAGAACTCAAGAAGATGATGATCTATTTAGGTAGACCCGGATTGTGGCAAGATTGGCAAGCCTTTCAAGCTGAAGCTCGTAAGTCTAGACGTTATCAGGAAAAGATGGCAGAGAAACGTAGACAAGAGTTGATGGAATATGTTGGCTATGGAATAGCTTTTATTTTAGTTATATTCTTTGCAGGGTTATTGGCATGGGCTGCAGGTAAGTGGGTAGGAAGATTTTAGATTGACATTAGGCTAATCTTTCTGTATAATCCTAGAAAGGAGTACGCCTTATGAACAACCTTGCTGCTCAAGCTTTGATTTTTCAATATAAGTTAAAAATTGAAAATGCACAAAGTTTACTGAATAATAATAATTCATCGCTAAATGCACTAGATCAAGCATTAAAAGATATAGTAGAAACAAACGAAAAATTAAAAGTTCTTAAGAGTGTACAAAGTACTTAAAACAAAAAAAAAATTTAAAGATACTTATACCAGTTGGTACTAAGCCTGTTAAGTTTCTTACACAGACACAAATAGAAAAAATAGATAAGTTTTTGAGAAACCCAACAAGAGTAAAACGAATACGTGAACATTATCGACGTGTTAGCAAACTCAAAGATAAACTTGAAGCAGAAAAAATAAAATAGATGTCCATCACGTCATATCCAAATGTAATTACTTTTAGTGGTGGTGTAGGATCATATCCTTACTTCTTACAAGTATCTCGTGGACTTATCGCAGGACACAAGCGTGTATTCAAGTTTGGCTACAACGGTGACATTGATGATTCAGAAGAAACCATCTGGGATGTAGGTGGACTGTATGCCTATCCTGCTAGTGCTGTTACCATGACAGCTACCAGTAGTTCGGGTGCTACAGACGAAGATGTAGAAGTAACCATTCAAGGGGTGGACGCAAGTTATAACGAGTTATCTGAAACAGTAACTCTAGACGCATCAGGAACTGCAACAACAACAGGTAGCTTCTTACGTGTCTATCGTGCATTTGTAGCAAGTGGCACAGCATCTGCAGGTAATATCACAATTGCAAATGGTGGCACAACTTATGCTTATGTATCATCTTCTGACCAACAGACTTTGATGGCACTCTGGACTGTACCTGCAGGGTACACAGCTTACTTGTTTCAGATAGATACAACAGCATTTACAGTACAGAACAATAAAGTTGCTACCATAAGAATGATAACAAGAGAATTGAATGGGGTATTCCGTACCCAACAAAAGTTTGATTTATTTGAAGGCTCATATCATCAAGACATTACTTGCCCACAACCTATACCTGAAAAAACAGATATTGAGTTTCGTGCAATAGCAGATAGTTCAAACGCTGACTTGAGAGTGTCAACAACTTTTGATATTATTTACATAGAGAACTAAGCATGGCTGAACGTAAAAAAAGAACCGTTGCTTTAGAATTGACAACAGCCAACCAAGACATTTACACAGTGCCTGCACGATTTACGACTGAAGTAAACAGCATATATATTAACAATGCTTCTAGTTCGTTGGTCACATTTAGCTTAGACTGGTATGATGCAGCATCAACAACGTTCTATACTTTAGCAGAACTTGTTGAACTACCTGCAAACTCACTATTACAAATTACAGATTATCCTTTGTATCTAGTTGGTAGTGACAAGATACGAGGTCTTGCAAGTGCAAACAGTGCTGTGAATATAACAGTATCCCTAGAGGAGTTTTTTCAGACTTCTCTATAATTTAGCCCAAAGGAGAAATAAATGGCTATCACAACCGCAATGTGTAATAGCTTTAAGACAGAACTACTAGGTGGTCTTCACGATTTAGATACAGACACACTTAAAATTGCTCTTATTAAAGCATCGCCTACAGGTACATACAATGCTAGTACAACCAATTATTCTGACGTAACAGGTAATTCTGATGAAGCAAGCGGTACAAACTATACCACTGGTGGTCAACCACTTGACGGTGCAACTATTTCACTTGATGGTTCTACTGCTATTGTTGATTTTACCGACGAAGTCTTCACTGACGTAACTGTTTCTGCAGATGGTTGTATCATTTATAATACAGCAAATAGTAACTCTGCGATTGCTGTTATTGATTTTGGTGGTACTGTTTCTGCTACTGCAGGTGATTTAACAATTGAATTTCCTGCCGCTGACGCATCAAACGCTGTAATACGTATTGCTTAAGGAGTAGGCTGTGGCGATCATAGCACAGTCAGCACGATACGGTTCAGGTCTATACGGAACATCTGAATATGGCGTAGTCAACCTTACCGCTAGTATTAGTGGTGTTTCTGCTACAGGTACTATTGCTCCTGTAGTTGCAGGTGGCTTCGAGATTGATATTAGTGAAGTTATATCTGCAGGTGTTAGTGCTACAGGCTCAGTAGGAACTTTAAATGTATTTATTAAAGTAACTGTTGTAGGTGTTTCAGCTACAGGTACAATTAATACTGTAAAAGAGAATATCAATACTCCAATAACAGGAGTTAGTGCTACAGGTGCTGTAAACACAGTAGAAGAGAAACCAACTGAAGCACTAGATAGTGTAAGTGCTACAGGTTCTGTTAACAATGTAACTGTTAACCTTGTAGAAAAATTAGCTAGTGTATCTGCAACAGGTACGATCAATACAGTAAAAGAAAATATTAGTACTCCAATAGTAGGAGTAAGTGCTACAGGTTCTGTAAACACAGTAGAAGATAAACCAACTGAAGTTTTAAATAGCGTTAGTGCTACAGGAAGTATTGGTACTCTTTCCTTAAGTAACGCATTTACTATCACAGGAGTAATCGGAACATTCTCAGTAGGCACACTAACAACAACAGGTGTAATTACTGTATTTACTCCGTCAGCTTTTGACAGAAGACACGTTGTTACTGTTCTACCTAAACAAACAAGTTCGCAAAGAGTTGTAAATATTGTGACAGAGCAAATGAGTCCACACAGAATTGTTACTGTTCTACCGTCACAAACAACTTCTCAAAGAAGAAAGGCAGCCTAATGTCGCTTAAATGGCCCGATAAAGATCCTGATGAGCAATTGGACTACTCTATTGATTGGGGTCCTGCTTTAGATACAGATACCATCTCATCATTAGTATGGAAAATCTACGATGCAGATGGGGTACTACAGACTTGGTCAGATAGCCAAATTGTTAATGGCTTGCAACTTGTTAGTCGTACCAACACAGATACCGTTGCCACAATATACTTAGGAAGTGGCACTGCTTTTACAACGTACAAAATAGTGTGTCGTATGACTGCCAGTGACGCAACTATTCGTGAACAAGAAGTTCGCATAAGAGTCGTGGAGAAAAACTAATGGCTTATAACTATCTTTCTCTAACAAATGAAATCTGCAGACGACTTAATGAGACAGAATTAACATCAAGTAACTTTGCAACAGCAACTGGCTTTTATGCCCAAGTAAAGGATGCGATTAATTCTGCAATTCGTGACATCAACCAAAAACATTTTAGCTGGCCCTTCAATCACAACACAGATGACATAACTCTTACTGCAGGCGAGCTAAGATATCCTTTACCAGAA